GGTATAATTGTGTGGTGTAGCACACACAGAAATCTAGACACAAAAAAAGCGCCGAACCTTTCGGCTCGGCGCGTGTGGTTATCGATGTATTAAAGTAAAAGACATTTGACGTGGAAACGTCTCGCCATGCTCTCGCATATTGCGACGTGCATTTAATAGATAAGTAAGATCATCTTTATGTAGGTTTGATTTTAAATAACCAACGTGTCGATCCCATTTATCGTTATCATATTTCGCCATGATATCTAAAGCGGCTTGATGTATTCTTTCCATTATTCTGCTCCTATGGTTGTTAGTAAGGAGCGGCCGCGGCCGCTCCTAGTTTAGTTTAGCCGATTGATTTTCTTACGACTATTAATTCTGCTACTAAAGTATCCAAATCCATACTTGTTTTGAAGTATTCGGCTTTTTGTATTCGCTTGATACAATCAGTTAGTAACTCACAAACTTTCTGCTCTGGTGTTACAGTTCTAGCATCTGCACCTTGCTTACCGCTTGCAATGTCGGCCGCGATGTCTTCACGTAGCTTCAGTTGCTTTTTGATATCTGCGATAACCGCATTTGCTTGACGCTTCCAATAGGCTCTAGGTTGGCCGTTAACAGTCTTATCGCCGGCCGCTTTGGCGGATAATTCCATCATAGCTTGAGCCGGTTTTGGAAAACCTGAATTGATAGTATTTTTCAAGAACGCCCAAGTTTCGTCGCTTGCTTCACTACCCTCCGATTTCGGACTAATACAATGTGCGCTAGTCCAACCGGCGCTTCTCAAGATGTCGGTGCGCTTAGTCCTAGCCAGATCAGTCTTAACTGTAGTTGATGCCCAATCACGGACAGCGATTTCGATTTCGTTATTAATGGTTACAATTTTAGCCATTGTTAATACTCCTTTCAAGAGTAAGGTATCGTAAGCAAGCCCATTGCTTGCCCTTTGATAACACCAGTATACTTGTATTGGTGTGTTGTGTCACAGTATCAGGGTATAAAAAGTAGTGACTCACTACCCCCACCTACCCCCCACCCCCTAGTACGGCTACCTGCCATCGCGCTTATATAATACTATTATCCACAAATATTTTACGTTTTTCCAAAAACGAATCTGACCCCACAAAACCTAGTCACGGGTATCAAAACTTAGCCCCCCACCCAACGATTTCGGCGCGCTAAGTGACCCCACCCCCTCGTATATAAAAACGTCTCCTATCAAACTGGATTGAAATGCTGTAAAATTTTTTGTATAGTTTCACAAACGAGGGCTAAAAATGGCTATACATATCGAACCTGAGCGCGGAGTACCGACCCGCAAAGCTCCGGACATGAAAGACCTTGCAATCAAAACGTCTGCAGCTGCGAAGACGGTAGAGTACTTGCATGCTAACGGATTAGAGGTCGAAGCAACCAGTGAAGACAAGGATACCGCGGCTTCTTTAGCAGTATCTTATGCTGAAAACCCTCACAAAACATCCAAAGTTGCAACGCCGAAACGAGTGGCCCAGTTGACACCCGCGACTTTATTGCTGACAGATAGAATCCTGAAGGACTTTGGGCACTCTGTGGTAAAAAGTGCGACGCAGGTACGCCACTTAGTTACAAATAAACTGATAGAAGAGACCGAAAACCCTGATCCGCGCATACGAATACGTGCGTTGGAGCTGTTGGGTAAGGTCTCAGACGTTGGGTTATTCGCTGAGAAGTCTGAAGTGACTATAACGCACCAGACATCGGACGATCTGAAGGATAAATTGCGCGAAAAGCTGTCTCGACTGGTAAATCCTGACGAAGTTGAGGATGCAATTACAATAAATGGGGATGTTATCGACGTAGATAAGGAGCTAGGGCTCGATGTCTGATAATTTAGCTAGTTTAGCTAAAGATATGGATTTCTCTCCGGAGGATATCCAGCACATACTGAACAATCTGGACTCGTTTAGCCCTGAAGAGCTGGTCGAAATAGACTCAATCGTGGGGGAATTGTCCACACGAGAGACAAACAAGGCCGCGCACGACGATCTGATAGAGTTTTGCAAGCGGATGCAGCCAGATTACAAGGTTGGTAGGCATCATCGCATACTTGCAAACATGTTGATGGACGTTGAACGTGGGCCCACAGCTAAGGATGGTAAGGACAGGGTGTGTGTAAACATACCCCCTAGACATGGTAAGTCGCAGCTCGTGTCGATATTCTACCCTGCTTGGTTTTTAGGGCGGAATCCTGATAAAAAAGTAATGATGGTGTCGCACACCACAGACTTGGCGGTGGATTTTGGACGTAAAGTCCGTAATTTGATCGCCTTAGAAGACTATAAGTCCATATTCCCAGAGGTTTCTCTTGCGGTGGACAGTAAATCAGCGGGGAGATGGAATACAAACTTTGGAGGAGAGTATTTTGCGTGTGGTATTGGTTCTGCTTTGGCTGGGCGTGGCGCTGACCTATTGCTGGTTGACGACCCACACTCTGAACAAGATGTTATCAACGGGAACTTTTCTGTCTTTGAAAAAGCCTACGAGTGGTTTACCTTCGGTGCCCGAACAAGGCTAATGCCCGGCGGGCGTGTAGCTATCGTGCAGACTAGATGGCATATGGACGACCTAACAGGACGTGTAACTAACGATATGGTCAAGAATGAGATGGCCGATCAGTACGAAATCGTTGAGTTTCCGGCAATTTTAGACTCTGAAGACAAAAATGGTAAGCCAATACAGAAACCTTTGTGGCCAGAGTTCTTTGATCTAGCTGCATTGGAAAGAACTAAGGCTTCGATGCCTGCGTTCCAGTGGAACTCGCAGTATCAACAGCAGCCAACAGCCGAAGAAGCGTCGATTGTTAAGCGTGAATGGTGGAATATTTGGGAGAATGACACTCTTCCGCCAGTAGAATACGTGATTATGTCCTTAGATGCGGCCGCAGAGAAGCATAATAGGGCCGATTACACCGCGCTGACCACTTGGGGCGTGTTTTTTCACGAAGAATCAGGCTCACACAACATTATTTTACTTGACAGCACGAAAGAACGGCTAGAATTTCCTGAATTAAAGGAGCTGGCTATGGAACAGTACCGGTACTGGGAGCCAGATGCGTTCATTGTGGAGAAGAAAAGTTCTGGTGTTGCACTTTATCAAGAGATGAGACGTATGGGACTGCCCGTTACCGAGTATACACCCCACCGAGGGACTGGTGATAAGCTGGCAAGGCTCAATTCTGTATCAGATATTATATCTTCAGGCATGGTCTGGGTACCCGCGACGCGCTGGGCAGACGAGCTTGTAGAAGAAGTGGCTGGGTTTCCGTTCATGTCGAACGATGACTTGGTCGATAGTACGGTCATGGCGCTCCTAAGATTCCGTCAGGGTGGATTTATCCGCTTACCTACGGATATGGAGGATGATGATTCGTATTTACACCGTAAGGCGGCGTATTATTGATGGGGATGACATACATGTACATGTGTAGTATGGCTATCTACAGGACGTTGGTAGCGTCCGTGGAGACACTGCGCATCGGCTCTCCCTCGTTCGTTGTGTCTCCACCCTACGAAGATATCTTTCTATTTAGGTACTATATCTGCTATAGTGCCATTAAACGCACAGAGTGAGGCAAAAACATGGCAGTCGAAAAACCTATGGAACCTAGTGATATCCTTGAAACAACTGAGGATGGATTAGCCCCTGATCTAACAGTCGTAGTAGAAGACCCCGAGGCTGTTGAGGTCGAAATGGACGATGGGTCAGTCGTAATTGAGTTTGGTGACACTCCTGAAACGGATGGGGATGTCTCACATGACTCTAACCTCGCCGAATACATTGAAGATGCCGACCTCGAGGAAATAGCAAACGAATTAATAGAACATTTTTCATCCGATAGGGAGTCTCGTGGTGAATGGGCTAGTGCCTATATTAAGGGTATGGACCTTTTAGGGATGAAAGTGGAGGAGCGTACAGAGCCGTGGAACGGTGCTTCTGGAGTCTACCACCCTATGATGACTGAAGCAGTAGTTAAATTCCAAGCCCAACCTATGAGCGAACTTATGCCTGCATCCTGCCCAGTACGTAGCAAGATTATGGGTAAACTAACAACTGAGAAGTTTGAGCAGGCACAACGTGTCGAGACTGAACTTAACTACCTCATTACTGAGAAAATGCCTGATTATCGGGACGAAATGGAGCAAATGCTCTTTAAATTACCTATGGCGGGCTCTGCGTTTAAGAAAATATACTTTGATCCTCTTACAGAACGTCCAGTATCCCAGTTTGTACCCGCAGAAGACCTAGTAGTCGCTTACGGTGCGTCTAACTTACGTACAGCCCCGCGGTTTACACACGTTATGAAGAAGACACCAGAAGAAGTACTCAAGCTACAGGTAAATGGGTTCTACCGAGACATAGAGCTACCTGCAGCTACTAGAGATGTTACTGACATTGAAGAGAAGTATAACGAGTTAGAAGGTTCAGAGCCTACTTTTTCTGATGATCCACGGCATACCATACTAGAAATGCACGTAGATTTGGACTTACCTGAGCCTTTTGACGATATAGACGGTGTTGCACTACCTTACGTAGTCACAGTTGATAAATCGTCTAGCATAGTCTTAGCTATCCGCCGAAATTGGTACGAAGACGACAGCAAACGTGAGAAGCGTATGCACGTCGTACACTACCCATATTTGCCCGGTATGGGCTTCTACGGCACAGGGCTTATACATACGCTCGGTGGGCTTACTAAGTCTGCCACGTCCATCATGCGTC